AAAAGAAGGGGCAGGCACAGGAAGAAACAGACTAAGTATTATACCTAGTGAAACAGTATTTAATGAAGATAGCGTAGACGTAGACTTTCGTGTTGAGTCTAATGATGATGCTAATATGTTTTTTGTTGATGCTGGAAACAATAGAATTGGTGTTCGTAAATCTGCTCCAGACACAGCTTTTCATATGGGTGGTGGCAGTGACAATTATCAGATGGTTTTGCAAGGTAATACTGTACAAAGGTTAGGATTACAATTAGGTACAGATAGTAGAGTATTTTTAGGAGCAGCAACTGGTAATCATTTTAGAGTGTCAAAACAAGATGCAGGTGCTTTGTTTGATGTAAATCCAAGTGGTAACATCATTTTAGGACAATCAGGAGCAGGTATACATCTTGGCGTTACTTCTGCTACTTCATCTAATTTACTTGACGATTACGAGGAGGGAACTTGGACACCTGCATTATCAAATGGAGGTACTATAGGTACGACTTATGGTGCGACTTATACAAAAATTGGCAATACTGTAATTGCTAGAGTTTATTTAAATAACTTAACTATACCAAATGATAGCAATGAATTTAGAATATCTGGCTTACCTTTTACTGTTAGATCTGGTAGTTATTATGGAGGTTTAGGTGCGATAATATATGTACATAGTAAAAACATTGACGCTTTTGGTATGGGTGATCCAGTTCCATATTCAGGAGCAACCATAGTTTACTTTCACAGACGAAGTGGAACTACGGCAACTGTTGTAAATTCAGACGTTACAGGTATGCAAGCATTTATATTTGGTATTAGTTATGAAGTTTAATTTTTAACAAAAATATATAGGAGAATAAATGTTAGGTCACTCAGCCATTGCCGAAACTTCGATTGCCGATGTAGGTGGTCTTGTATTAGCTGCCAGTGCAGAGATGAGTGCTATATCAACTAAGACTTCTGTAGGTGTTGGTATACTTGCAGGTATAGCAGATATGAGTGGTGACTTTACACAAACATCTACTGGTACGTTTATAGGTATTACATCTGCTGAACTAAGTGGTGAGTTTACTCAAACAGCAGCAGCAAATAGATTAGATGTATCCGAAATAGATATAACATCGGAGTTTACTCAAACATCAAATGGTATTATGATACTAATAACAAGTGCTAGTAAAGATCTTAACTTTACTAAAACAACAACAGGTGATTTAAAGTTTGTAGAGGTTGATGCAAGTGCAACACCAGAAAGTTATACAGAGATAACACCAAGTGGTACAGAGACATATACAGAAATAACTCCGTCTGGAACAGAAACATGGACAGAGATAGAATTGTAAAAGTTAAACTTAACTTTTAGAGAGGTAAAAATGGCAAGTACATATACAGATAATACTGGAATAGAGTTAATAGGATCTGGTGAACAGGCTGGTGCTTGGGGTACAACCACAAACAACAACTTAAAAATTATAGACAGAGCTTTAAATGGATCTGTTACATTAACTATTACAGGTAATACCACACTATCAACAACTGATGGAAGTTTGTCTAATGGACAGTTTAAGATTGTAATATTAGCAGGCTCACCCGGATCTGGTTTTGATTTAACAATAGATCCCAACGATCAACAAAAATGGTATTTTATAAAAAATAGTAGTGGTCAAACAGCTACAGTTAAACAAGGCGGTGGTAGTGGTAGCACAGTAGCAGTAGCTACAGGATTGACTGCAATATTATTTGCTGACGGTACAGGTAGTAATGCCAATGTATCATCTATTGCACCGACAGATTTAGTTGCAGATCCAACTCCACAGCTTGGAGGTGATTTAGATACCAATGGTAATGCAATATTATTTGGATCAAGTAAATGGGCTATATCTTTAGATACTGGCGATAACGAGTTATTATTTAAATATAATGGTACAACAGTATTTAAGTTAGGATCTAATGGTGCAGTAACATCTGCTAATAATGTAACAGCGTTTGGAACAAGTTTATAATGACATTACAATCAAGTGGTGCAATATCATTATCAGATATTAGAGATGAGTATAATAATGGCTCATCTGCACCCATTGATATAGATGATTATTACAGAGGTGGCTCATTAGTTAGAGCAAATGCATCTAATAATACAGCTACAAATTTATCTGCTGATGTACCAACAAGTGCAAATAATAGTTCCTTATCAATAAATGATTTTTATGGACAGGCTAGAGCATTTAGAAAAACATATTCATCAACTGCTACAGATCAAAGTGGCGTGGGTATATTTGGTGATGACTTTGCAGTTAATTATCCAAAAGAAATAGTTATTAATTCATCACAAACAGTAGGAGCTACAAGTACTTCTGCACCTGCATTAAAGATAGATAGCACTGGAGCAGGCACAATTACTATAACTAATAATGGTAGTATAGAAGGTGCTGGTGGTGCAGCAGGATCAGCAGGTGGCAATGCTTTACAAGTTGATGGTAGTGTTGCTGTAACTTTAGTTAACAATGGTACAATCAAAGCTGGTGGTGGCGGAGGTGGTAATGGAGGTGCAGGTGGTGCAGGAAGTGCTAGTGCAACTGCTACAATTTCTAGTGTAACAGACAAAGTTGGAAACAAGCCTAGTTTTGTGCCTTATTCAGTTTTAACAGCGTTTGGACCAAGATCATGGTCAGGTATAGGTTCAGGGCAGTGGGGATTAAATACATCAGGTAGTACAGTGTCTTCCAATATTTCTAATAGAGGACCAATGTGGTATTCGTTTCAAGTTGATAAATCTGCTGAATATACATTAACAGGAAGTATTAGTGATCCTTATCCAGAAGATGGTGAGACAGGTCATAGGGGTCAACCTAGAGTTGATATAAGTACATCAGAGAACACAGCCAGCCAAGGACAGGGTGGAGCTTTATATGGTAGTGGATTATCATGGAGTGGAGTAAAAGCATCTTTATCAGCAAATACAACATATTTTTTTTGTAACTATACTGTAGGACCATATACATTTTCTAGAGGTAATGATGGTGTTGCGTCTGATTTTTTCTATAATGATATGAGTACTTCTCTATCTTTATCGGTTAACGAGCCAACTTCTGGTGGATCGGCTGGTGCAGGTGGTGTGGGTCAAGGATATAATCAATCTGCTGGTGGAGCAGGTAGTGGTGGTTCTGGTGGTGGTAATGCAGGAAGTGGCGGAGCAGGAGGAGCGGGTGGAGCTTTTGGTGCTGCGGGTTCTTCAGGCTCTGCTGGTGGTAATGGTAGTGGAACGTCTATAAGTTTTCCATCTACAGCACCAACTAATGGAGCAAGTGGGTCATCTGGTGGAGCATCTGGTAAGTCAATACAAGGTGTTAGTAATGTTTCATCAAGTGGTAGTGGTTCTTTAACAGGAGGTACAGCATAATGCCTTTAAATAAGTTAAATTTTAAATCAGGTATAACATCAGACATAACACCTTATAGTAATGAAGGCGGCTTTGTTGATTGTGATAAAATAAGATTTAGACTTGGTTATCCAGAAAAAATGGGTGGCTGGGTAAAATATACCACTGATACATTTCAGGGTTCTGCAAGAAGACTACATAACTGGATTGCTCTTGATGGATCTGATTTCTTAGGACTTGGTACAGAGCTAAAGTATTACATAGAAGAAGGTCAGTCATTTAATGACATAACTCCTATAAGAAACACAACATCTGCTGGTGATATTACATTTGCGGCAACTAATGGATCAGCCACAATAACAGTTACAGATCCTGCTCATGGTGCTAATGAAAACGACTTTGTTACATTTTCTGGTGCTGCATCACTAGGTGGTAATATTACTGCTACAGTATTAAATGCAGAATATAAAATTACATCTTTGATAAGTTCTAATACATATACAATAACAGCCACAGCAACAGCTAACTCTTCTGATACTGGTAATGGTGGGTCAAGCGTGGTTGGTGCGTATCAATTAAACACAGGATTGAATACAACTGTTGGTGGTACAGGCTGGGGTGCTGGTCAATGGAGTGGTACAACATCTGGTGCATTATCAACACAACTCAATGAAGCATTAGATGCAAGTGAAACGGCTATTGATGTAGATGATGAAACTGGTATGAATACAGCGAATGATGTTATACTTGTAGACAACGAACTTATGCTTGTGTCCGCAACAACCGATGATAACACAATGACTGTTACTCGTGGACATAGCGGCACAATAGCAGCCACTCATGCAGACAACACTCTTGTAAGGTTAGCCGTTGGTAACACAATCCCAACAGATGATTTTGTTGGTTGGGGTAGTGCGGCATCTATTACAGTTCCGGGAGCGCAAATAAGACTATGGTCACATGATAACTTTGGTGAAGATCTTTTACTCAATCCAAGAGATGGTGGGATATTTTATTGGGATAGAACAGGCGGTCTAGCCGCCAGAGCAGTAGAGTTAAGTGCTAGTAATGCATACACAGGACAAAGAAGTGTACCTCAGATATGTAAGCAGATAATAGTATCAGATAGTGATAGGCATGTAATAGCTTTTGGGTGCGATGGATTAGGTGCAAGTTTGTCTGCAACTCAAGGCAATGGAGTACAAGATCCTTTGTTAATTAGATTTTCATCTCAGGAAAATCCTGTAGATTGGTTTCCAACAACTACAAATACGGCAGGTGATATAAGACTTGGTGGTGGTTCTAGGTTTATGCAAGCTATAGAAACAAAAGAGCAAATATTAGTTTTTACTAATAAGAGCTTACATTCTATGAGGTTTATTGGCCCACCATTTACATTTGGTATAAAAGAACTTTCTAAGAATATAACTATAATGAGTCCTGCAGCAGCAATAGCTGTTGATGATAGCGTCTATTGGATGGGCGTTGATACATTTTATATGTACACAGGACAAACACAACAGATACCATGCAGCGTTAAAGACAAAGTATTTTTAGATTTTAACTTTGAAGAAAAAGATAAAGTACATTCTGGTGTTAACTCTGAGTTTAGTGAGATAATATGGTTCTATCCTAGTGCAAGTAGTACAGAAGTTGATAGGTATATTACATATAATTATTTAGAAAACGTTTGGTACTTTGGTACATTAGGAAGACAGGCATGGCTTGATAGAGGTATTAGAACATTGCCAGTATCTACTGGAGATCAATATCTATACAACCATGAGACAGGTTTTGATGATGATGGATCAGCTATGACAGCATTTGTTGAGTCTGCACCTATGGCTTTGGGTGGCGCAGAAAAGCTTTCATTTGTTAATAGAATAATACCTGATGTAAATTTTAGTGGTTCTACATCTATAAATCCTACTGTAGATTTTACTGTTAAGGCTAGAACACACTCTGGTTCAGGTTTTACACAAACAGATGACAGTAATACTGCACAAAGAACCTCTACAACACCTGTAGAAGTTTACACAGAAAAATTAGATTTGAGAGTGAGAGGCAGAACATTTGCTTTGAGAGTTGAGTCTACAGCACTTGGAACAAAGTTTAAGTTAGGTTCACCACAAATTAATATAGTGCCAGATGGAAGAAGATAATGTTAGTTGTAAGCATACCACAATATGTTCAAGGTCTTACAAATGCAAAGGTAGATTTAACAACTACTAATTTAACTACTTTGTATACAGCACCTACAACAGCAGATTTTAATGCATCTGTAATTAATTCCATACTTGTATCTGAGGATAGTGGTAATGCAGATACAATAACAGTTACATTGACTGATGCAAGTGCTTCAGTATTTAGTTTATTTAAAGTTAAAGCAGTAGCGGCAAACACAACAATAGAATTATTAACAAGAGATTTAATAGTCCAAGAAGGAGAAATACTAAAGGTACAGGCAGCTACAGCTAATAGATTGCATGTTATTGCTAGTGTGCAGGAGTTTGCAATACACAGAACTCCACAGAGTGCTTTATAATGACAGCATTTATGTTAGCATGCTATCTTAACGGAGTGGCAGAAGGTGCAATATATTTTAGATCAGCGGCAGATTGTGTTATGTTTTCTAATTATTTAAGTAAACAAGAGTATAGAATAAAAGGTGAAACACAAGTTTATGAATGTATTTGTAAATTAGTACCAAAGATAAATGACAAGAAAGTGAAGGTGTATTGATGTTACAGGCACTAATAGGTCCAGTTACAGGGCTACTAGATAAATTTATTCCTGATGCTGATGAAAAAGCAAGAATCGCCCACGAGTTAGCTACTATGTCTGAGAAACATGCCCAGCAACTTGCTCTTTCCCAGATAGAGGTAAACAAAGCAGAGGCTGCAAGTGGATCTATATTTAAAGGCGGATGGCGCCCAGCGGTTGGGTGGGTCTGTGCGATTGCATTTGCTTATCATTTTATACTTAAAGACTTAATTATAT